TTTACCATATTCATCATTTTGTATGTAATCTAAAAAACATAAAGCTGGATTAGATGACCAAGTTGTTGTAGATGTTCTTGGGTCAAAAACCTTTTTACCTTTAACCTGTACTGTTATTTGTGGAACGCCTTTATACATTCCTTTTTTATCGTAATCAAAAGAAGCTGCTATGTAGCAAATGCCATTTAACTTATGATTTGTAGTCCATTCAGTAGGTATAGATGCTCTAAGCATTGGGTCTGCTGTTTGACTTGATGCACCATGATGTAGATTAAACACAAAAGAATATCTTTTTGTAGGGTCTGTTCCTAATGTACCTGCTTGTGAATATTGATTATCACCAACTTGAGATGCAGTATTTAAAGAGCCATTGCCTGAAGATATTTTATCTGAGCCTACATATCCACCACCTTTGTAGATATTGCCATCAAGAATACTATTGCCATCTATCTCAATGGTTCTGCCAAGTATCTCTTCACATTCACCGACTGATATTGCATAAACAACAAACAAATCTTTTGATCTGTTTTGTGCTGTGTCCATATAAACAATCTGAGCACCAACCCTTCTTGTTCCATATATGACTGGTATCTTGCCACCAGCAGCAGTTTTATTAGCCATGATGTCTTGGCCTTTTGACATCATTTGCCTTGCTTGTAAGAAGCCTTTAACACCTGTAACTGCTGTTACAGCCATAAAGACCATATTTATTCTTTCTAAGGTTTTAGCTTCACTCCATGCTGTTACTATTGCACCGCCTATCTCCTTAAAAAAACCAACTATAGCATTAAACATTAGCTACCCCACCTTACGTCTGATTTTACTTGTGTGGCAAACTCTAAACCTCTATCACCTGTATAGGCTGATTTTTGAGATTCATCTGAATAATGCCTGCCTTTTGTTAAGTTCCAATTTGCCCAATGAGAAGAAACTGTCATGCTTAGTAAAGAATCTTCAACACTTTCCGCTACAGACACGCTTCTAATTTGCCCTGTAAAATAATTTATAGCACCTACTAAAGTTTCACTATCGTTAAAGTAAGCTAAATATATCTCTACTGTTTTATCTGTAAATGCACCGCTTTGAACCAAACTTCTTACTTGGTTAGTAACATTTGAGAAACCAAGATTGATTTCATCTACTTGCAATTGCCCTGTTTCTGTTATTGAATCTACTGTTAGAAAAGAACCACCAGCTTCGTAAGAATTAGAATCATAAGTAACATCTGAATACCAGTCAGTTAATCTTATGGTTGTAGATAAACCTAATTCAACAAGAAATGCTGTTTTGGTTTCTGCTGCTGATACTTGTGTTTGTAAGTCTGTTGATAAACTTCTTGGCATTATGTTATTACCTCTCTAACATCAAATGAAATGCTGTAAAAACCACTAGCATCTGTACTATACATAATATCATTATTCTCAAGATATACAGTAAAAGATGGCTTGTTTACAGTAACTTCTTCATTATCTGCTAAAGAGCTAACAAGATTTGGAGATATTTTTACAGCAGATTGACCTGCTGATGCATTTTCATTCTCTTGCACCATATATACTTTTGAATGATTTTCAAATTTAATTAGATCACCAGCCTTAAGAACACCTGTAGTTGCTGAAAAACCATCCATATTTACAGTCTCAGCACCTGCTGAATGTGCGGTATTTACAAGTATGTCTGTTTCGTTTTTACTTGCACCTAAATTATCTAATGGTGCTTGTATTGTAAAGTTACCAATAGCACCTTTTTGTTTTTGTAAGAAAGCAAATATCTCTTGTGCTTTCTCTTGTTGTATTGGTGGCATTTGAACTGTGAATGAAAAATACTGAGAACCTATTTGTCTTGCAGACTTTTTACCTGATAGGGTTTGATTCAGCAATGTAGGTCTATTGTCTTGAAAGTTTATTGACCTAAAGTTTGGGTCTGTTGGAAATGCACCTGCCATTATACTATTCCCATTTTGCCCTGAGTATTCATGGCGTTGTTAATTATTTGTGTTATCAATCCTTTTCTTGATGTTAGCAACTGGTCAAATCCAGCAGCATCAACTGTTGATATATTGAAGTTTACGGTAGCACCCATTCCCTGTCCTTTTGTATGATCTACAACTGTTTCATTTGGATGTAGTATTGCTGGGAAGCCACCTCTTCCATCTACACCACCAGCTCTTGCACCCATGCCTGTATAACCACCACCTTCATTACTTGATTTAAAGAAGTCTCCAAAACCTGAAAAAAATGATTCAGCACCTGAAGTAAGTGGTTTAATTATCATTTGCTGTATAGCAATTCTTGCTAGTTGCTCAACAACATAAGTGGCAAAACTTTCAAATTCTAACTTTCCTGTTTTGAGACCATCAACAATAGCATCTTCAAACTTTTTCATTGTGTTTACTGCTGTTGTTTGCATTGTTTTATCTATGTCTTCTAATGTAGCTTTGAATACTTGTATGGGGTTTAGGTTATCAGTTAAACCACCTTTTAATGATTCAAAGAATTTATCCGATGAGCCAACACCACTTTCAACCGCAGCAATTAAATTGTCTATGTATTCTAAAGCAGGACTTTTAGCAATATCCCCTCCATATAATTGCTCATTCATTTCAATTATAGATGTTCTCACTTTTGCAATTTCAGCACCAATCTCAAAAACACCGCTAATAGAGCCTTTGTTTATATCAAAGAAAAGTTTGTCATCTCTTTCCAATGCTTTTTGTAAATCTTCAAGATATTGAGTTGATTCTTGTATTTTTGCGTTTATTTTTGTGCTTTCATCTGCAATATCACCAAAAATAGTTTTGCCTATTTTTGTATTTGCAAACTCCATAAACCTTTCTTTAGTGTTATCAATAAAAGAATCTATAGCTATTATTGCTGTTCTTATAGCTTCCAATATTGAAACAGCTATTGTTTGACCTAGTGTTTGAAAACCTCCAGCAGCATCTTTGTTAGCGGTTATTGTTGCACCAACCTTTTCTGCTATTAGTTGTAGTGCTGGAACAAATGCTGAGGTTATATTATTTGCAAATGCACCTATCTGTAGTTTTATTACTGATACCGTATCATTAAATTTTTCAACACCTTTGATGGTATCTTTATCTAATATAATTCCAAGATCATTAGCTCTGTCAATAAATGTTTGTATACCATCAGCACCATCTCTAAAGATTTCACTAAACTGTATACCAGCTCTACCAAATAAATTAGCTAATGCTGTAGCTCTTTCAGCTTCAGAGCCAAGCTCACCCAACCCTTCAGCCACATCAAATAAGATTTCTTCATAAGTTCTAAGCGTTCCATCTTGATTTTTTATTTCTACACCTAAATCTCTAAATATATCAGCTTGAGTTTTAAGTCCTCTACCTGCATCACCTATTGATCTAGCAAATTTTTCTAAGCCTTTTTGTGTTTGTTCTATAGTAGTTCCTGACTCAATAGCAGCTAATTGAAATGCTTGTAATGTGTCGGTAGCTATACCTGTTCTTGATGCTGTTTTACCAAGAGTATCAATGTAGTCAAATGATTTTTTAGTAAATAAAGCTAAACCTACAGCAGCACCAGTAGCAGCTAAACCTACTTTGGCTACACCCATACTAGCTTTACCAGCTACAGAGCCAATCCCAGTTAATCCTTTAGTAACACTACTAAAAGCTGCTTTGGTTTTATTTACTGCGGTTAATTCAAACTTTACTTTTTTATTTGCCATGTTGTCTTTTCTCTTCAGCTAACTCTAAGTAAGCTATCCATCCTTGATATTCGTGGACACTAATTTCTTGGAGTTCTTGTAAAGTCTTTCCAAGTTTTTCTGCTAGTGCATATTGCACATATAAATTAGTATCCTTTATTAGTTTTTTTTCGTTTCCTCAATGGGTTCTTGACCCATAATTTTTGTAGCAACGCTTACTAATACTTCTCTATCAACGCTATTTAATAAGGCGTTTTTATCACCTAAATCAAATAACTTATCTCCATTCTCATCTAGTGCTTTGTATATAAGAACATAAGCCATCATTGTTAAATCATCTTCTTTACTCATTTTATAAAGTTTAGAAGTTTCAGCTAACGTTAATGGCTTACTGAATATTCTTAGAGGTTTATCATCTTCACCCCATTCAGGCACTTCGATTACCTTTACATCTTGCTCTGCAAAATGTTTCTTTGCGTTATCTATTACTGACATTTTCTTATACTGTTGTTGATGTTAATGCACCAGTACCTTGTACTGAAACACTTGCTTCAACCAATCCATCAAATGATGCACTTCTTGAAACACCAGTAACAATAGCTGTACCTGTATAATAAGTATCACCTGCTGTATCTCCTTCAGGATAGACATTAAGCGTTACTTCTGAGCCAATGGTTAAAGCACCTTGACCTGAAGTATCAGTCTCATCCCAAAATACATCTAAACTTCCTGAGAAAGAAGTTAGTGATGGCTTATAGGTTCTAGCAGAATCACCCATTGAAGTATCTTCTAAAGTATCAGCAGATTCCTCAATAGAATATGATCTTATTTCAGCTACAGCATTAGAACCGACTTTTACAGTTCCTTCACTTCCTTTATGTGTTGCCATTTTCTTTTACCTTGTCTTTCGACTTTTTCTTAGAAGAAGATTTAACTTTATCTTGCGAATGGACTGCTTCCTCTTTCCAGCCCTTTTTCTTCATTGACTCAACCTGAGTAGGATGAGCTATTACAGAACTTTTACCATTTGGACTAATTAATTTCATAATTATCTCCTATTATACCGCTACATCAGGATTGGTTTCCTGAACATAGTAGTTTGTTAAAAAAGTTAGAGTTACATAACCTACTGGTTGTTCTCCTTCTCCTGTATATTCTATTTCAGTTGATTCAACATAAGTATCTTTTGCTAAACCGCCTAATGTTCTATCAGCCATGATAGCTTCTTCAACTTCTTTACTAATTGTATCAATAGTATCATCAAAGTTGCTAGTAGCTTTGCAATATGCTTCTACTACTACTGAAAGCTCTCTGCTCATAACCCTATCAGTACCTATAACAATAGGCTCAGATGTTTCTGATTTTGTATAAATAACTAAAGAAGGTAGGGTGTCTTCTTGTAGTGTATAAACTCTTGATTCATAAACATTAGCACCAGTGGTTGTTAGGCCTGTTAATGTAGTGCCAAAGTATTCTCTGATCTGTTGTCTTACATGATTGGCCATTATTGAACCTCAAGAAGTAATGAAGTCATGCCTAAGTTGTCATGCTCGTAATTTATAACTTTATAAGTTGTTGATGGTTTTATTTGTGTACCATCTAAATTTTTTATAGCTGGAGCAATGATAGTATCTCCAAAAGCTATGCTTGGTATATCAGTAGTCTTACTTTGTGCTACTGGTTGATACCCTTGAACTGGTAATCCTGCTGTATCTATATCTACATATTCTTGATTCAGGATTACGTTGATAGAAGAAGATGAACCACCTGTAGGTGTGTAGGTAACTTGAATACCATGACCATAGGTGGCATCTAGGTAGCCATCGAAATCTCTATCAAATTCCATTGGCATAATTACTTCTTGGCTCTCTTTTTAACAGGCTTTACTTCGGAAGTCTCTAAACCAACACTTCTTTCGGTTTTTTTAGTTTTTGGTTTTTCAACACAAACCTCTGCTTTTTGATAACCACATAAAGAATGACCTTCAACTTCATTAAGCTCTACTATATCTCCAGCATGAACCTTAGAACCACCAGCCATTGTATCTTGTAATATTTTATATTTTTTCATATTTAAGGTAGGGGTGTTTCCACCCCCATTCCATTTAAGCATCAGTTAATTAGTCTGAAGATTTACAGAAAGATACTGCATGTCTTACAGCTACATCAACAGTTTGAAGAGCAACAATTCTTACTCCGCCTGAAGTTGATAAAGCATAAGGGTCAACAGTAATATCTAATCCACCATACATACCAATTAATAGGTCTGCAAAGTTACCAAAGTAGAAGTCACCACTTGTTACTTGATTACTTCTGACAACATTATAGCCATTCATGCTATTGTCAGGAGAAACAACAAACTGAGCAGTACCAGTAGCCTTTTCAGTTGTTTTCAAAGCACCAAAGTCAGCAGGTCTACAAATGTAACCTAAAGAACCAGTTAATGCGTTGTCATTAGCAACAGCACTTTCCATAGCTACAATCTCAGCCCATGTTGGGTTAGCAGCAGCGAAAGTAGTAGTGT